GCGGCACGCGGCTCCATTCATAGTGCCTGCGTAACTTTATGTTGCGGAACCAGTTGACGAACCATTTGACCATAGTGCCTCCACGCTGTAGGACTGTGACGGTGATTTCCAATCTTTAGACGGCTCACCTGACAGGTGGCTCGGGTCAACCCAATGCAATTTGTTGTTCGGGTACGCGATGAGCGGCCCAGCCTCCAGCCGGATGATGTGGTGGTCTTTGCTCTGGTCGCTGACCTCCGACCATCCCCCGTTGTGCCAGAAGATGCTGAACAAATAGACCCCCGGCCTCCACACTCCGTCCCTGCCACGGGCGCGGACACGGTGACTTCGGAGAAACTCCATTTCCTTAACCTCGGCGTGGCGGCTGAAGGAGTCCCACCAGCAGACGAGTTCTAAAGCCATTGGAGGGCATGGCTTCGACACAAGGGCATGGATAGGCACCCTCGCCCATTGCGCCCCACAGGCCGCCATAACGCTAAACATGGGTACTCGGGCGGGTTCAGCCCGGAACCCGAAGATGGTGCAGGGGGTAAACTCCCCGCTGCCCGTCTGGTGGTCATACAGGAATTCGTTGCGGATGTACGCCGGGGTGTACGGCGTATCTACCATGAAGGTCACAGTAGTCCTTCCCGGTTGAGTTGCGCGAGGGTTCGCGCCATGCCTTCGAGGTGCAACAGGCGCACATAGTCCCGGTCGAGGTCGGTATGCGCTCGACGGTCGATAGCATCGTGGCACGCACTACAGGCCCATGCCCCAAGCAAGTCGGGCGACTTCATGCCTATGCCGGAGACTCCGGCAAGCCGGTAGTGCGCCAGCACGGTTGTCTCGCTGTTGTGGTTGCAGACCTCGGGGATACGCACCATGCAGCCTCGCCCTTTTGCTTCCTTACGGAGTTTGGTCATAAACGGGTTCCGGTATCACGATGCCCATATCAAGGCACTTTGTTTCAAGAAACAGCAAGTAATCGCTGAACTCTTGTTTGTCGAGCGCAGAGGAACGCTTGAGCGGTCGCAGGCGCTTCCTGCCAAACCCCTCCAGCGTCTCCCATCCAAAACACTCGCCCAGAAAGTAATCGTGCAGGTCATCGCGTGTCCATCCGCGCAACGCCTCGCCACCGCCCTCAAGGATGGACGGGTACACAACGCCCCACAGGAACTTGTTCTGTTGGTTGGTGCGCGGCTTCTTCCACTCCGTAACCTCGACCGCCCATGTTTTGAGCGGGTCAAGGTTAGACACCATCCGCGTTACGACAGATGCCATAGCGTCGGGTCTGGTGCCTCGCGGAAAGATGCGTTTCATCCAAACAACTCCAAATTTTGATACATCTCTGCTCCATCCTTGTTCCATCGCGCTGCGCTAGCGTGGCGTTCAATTCGCTCCATTAGTACAACAGCCCGAGAGTATCGTCCCGTCATAGCGTATGGCCCTTTCCAATTGGAATCTATGCCGCTATTTCTTGCCACATAACAACTATCAGCAGATGCAAACGGCAGTTTGCTAAACACCGTAGGGTCAAGCATCCGTAATCCGTGCAATTTGCACCTTGGCAAACCGTCTGCATCACAAATAACCTGCATTGCTTCTGAAATGCGAACCCACCAATCTTTAGTTCCAACGGATGCGTATTGACCGGATGACCCAAGCGCAATTCTGGGGTAAACCAACAGTCGCTCAAGGCGATTTAGAGACTCATGCAGATGCCAAACCGGAACAGAACAATGTGGCATTAAAGGCCAATTTGACAGCAACGCATCGTTGTCTGCTTCGCTCCCGTCAATTACATCAGGGATTACGCACCAGTCCACAGCCGGATGCCGTACCCACAAAGATGCCCATTCCACATACCCACTAAAATCGTATTTCTTACTTTGCCGCCATGCAGAAAACGCACCGTTATCTAAAACAACTGATTGACACACCTCGGCAGCAATTTCCATTTGGTCGGGTCGCTCGAAACTGACCATACAATGTTTTGCCGTAAAAGATTTAACCATATCGGCGTTTGGGGTAAACGGGGTTCCGTGATAATGAATCATTTGACCCACGCCCAACGAGCGCCCTTAATAACATTGCGTACAGTTCCAACAGCAACTCCAAGTCGCTTTGCTATGGCTTTGTTTGACAAGTCGCGTAACACTCGATTTCTGTGTCGAACGGCACGACGAATTAACCGCACAGAATGTTCGTCAAGTCGCTTCATCGCTCGGATGCCCTCACCCGTCCAGCCCATTGCTTCCATTCGTGGGCGTATTCGACATTCTGGTACTCATCGAACCACGGGCCACCCTCGGTGAAATGCACGCAAGTCGGGTCAGGAACCTGCGCCCGTGTGTGCCAGCCCTCCAAGTAATTGAAGGTCGGCGGCAACGCACCAATGTGCCGGTCGTTTACCCACATAAATCTGTGCAGATACATCCCGGTTTCGCTGTTCACGATTTCGGGTGTCAGCCCACCCATTGACGGATGGCTGCAATTGAACCACATAAACGACGACCAGTTTTTGCGCGGGTATTGGCGCTGTACCTGCCCGTCCATCTTTGTCAGAGATGTAGGCTTGTAGTCGTGCTGGACACACCACACTGCAACATCAGGATTGTTGAAGTCGAGCAACGGTTTTAGGCTGTGCCGCACTAGAAAGTCACAGTCCATGAACAAGGCATTGCCTCTGAAGTTGCAGAGCGCAGGCACAAGGAACCGGCTGAAACTAAACTCCGTGGATGAGAACGGGTCTGGTTCGCGCCAGTACATCCCCATCTCACGGAGGTCATCTAGTCGAAGCGCGACAACCTCTGCCTCCATGTGTTCCAGAATGGACGCACGAGCCACCTCGTAGGCGATGTCCTCGCGGCTATCGTATCCGATGAAGATTTTCAAAACGGCAAGTCCTTATCATCGTCAAACGGGGTTTCGTCCATAACAGGCGCACGCTTCGGCGGTGCTGCGGCCTTGGACTCAAACCGCAGGGACAGGAACTTATCGCCGGTTTTCTTGCTAGACTTCAGCCACGCGCTGATGTTGAGGTCTACACCATTGATAACAGCCGTGCCACGATAGTCCGGTCGCTTCTCGTTGCCATTCTTGTCGTTCTTGAACAGAACGCCGCTCATGTTGTTGTCGTACTGCATCACTTCGTCTCCTTTGCCATTTTGATATATGCCTTCAACGCGCTGCGCTCCTTCGAGTTCAGCGAATCCGATACCGCCACATACAGGTCGTGGTTGGCCTTGATGCGGTCGTGGATTGCGTACACCGCCACCGCGATATCCTGCTCTTCAGCGTCGAGGTCGAGCGCGGCGCGAAACTCTGCCACTAGCGGGTCACGCTCGGCGGGGCTGATAGAGGTACCAAGGTCGCCACGCGGGTTGTTGATGAACCCCTTCGGCGCTTCCTCGCCCTCCGGCAAGTCCTCGCCTGCGTAAATGTAAAGCCCAAGCCCGTGCATGGCGATGGCTTTAGCAAGACAACGCATCGTCGCGGTGTTCACGGCAAACGCATCGGGGTCAACGATGGCGCGGTTGCGGTTGTCCATGACGGGCAAAATGCAGGTCTTAATGTTGCCCTTGATTTCAACGCTGACCTTGACCATTGCGGTGCCGTTTCGCAGGTGCATAACGGGGCTGTTGTCCCATTCGTGCGCCGTCCATTGTGCGCCGGGGTCAACCTTCAACACTTCAGCCCACGCCCATGCCCATGACAGGTAAGACAGGTTGCCCTTTTTCTCAAGGTGTTCGTTGACATTGATTTTCAGAAGTTCCGACATTTCTTGCTCTCCTCAATCATTCGTTTAAGTTCGCGCCGCAGTTCGTTGTGGCGGTCGATGTCTGCCTGCGTCCAAGTGAGGATGACCGGCTCGGTGTAGTACCGGCGTTCCTCGCACTCGCGTTGCTGTTGCCAGTCGTCCATTAGAAAGTCCTCACGGCAAGCCACACTAGAGCGGCAAACATGGCAAACGAGAACAGGTACAGGCCAACGGTTTTCATTCGGTCACCTTGATGAGCAGGTGTGCCAGCGATTGTTCGATGGTGGCGTATTCCTCGGCGCACAACGCCAGCCGCCAGAACATATATTCGCCATCCGTGTCGTCGGCAATTTCC